GTAACATAGCGATTACGCCATGCCTTGAACACTTAGTTGTGTATATATGCATCTGAGTTTTACGGTATGGTTACCCGGCGCCAAGTTTATTCTCTTATTTTATAATAAGAATAAGGGAAGAGGAGTATGAGAGGGGAAGAGGGTTTAAATCTTCTACAATCTCATATAACCTCAAAACGTGAACTACAGCAATGTAATATCACGAACTTTAAACGAGGGTCTGCCCCCCTTTTAATCTTTCGGATGAAAGGATAGGGAGTTTAGAACCGTTCACATTTTAGGATGACATTTTGGAAAGACAATAATAATAATGAAATTTAATAAAACAATTAATAAAAATTGAATTACTTTTTCTCATTATCCTTACGATAGCCACTATCAGAGAGGTTTTCAATTTCACCTCATAGGATATGCGACAATAAGGGTATTGCCCCATCAAGCAAACGGTATAATTTATTATACACGCCCTTGATGTAAATCCTTTACATCTTCGTCTAGGCTTTCTGAAGAAAGCTTTAGAACGTCGGATGGTCACTTACGATGGCGTTCAGCTAAGAGAGGAGAAACTTTGTCTTCTCTTTTAGATAAGCGCATGAATCGTTTTAATGATCTGTTCATCAGAAATGGTGGACGCGGTTTAGTCAATGAACTGTTAAAGGTTCATATGGCTATCCGCTCTCGGATTAGTTCGAATTCTGTATTACAGATAGTAAGATTTTCACGTAAATGTCACCAGATCGGAAGAGCTCAAGGTTTTCCAGGCTTATGCCTGTACCTTAAAGCTTGCCAAGTACTTCTCCAACAAAGTGTTGGTAAGTACAAGGTTTCTGATCTGACTGACTTGAAGTGTAGGCCCAAGAGAAGTAGGTACGGAAGTCCTCTTATTATTCATAGATCTTCTCGTTCTTTAATCCATAATAGTCATGATGAGTTTAGTATTAAGCTCTGAATGACATTATTGGGAGTATATAGGGTTATGAATTTCAAGGGTTCGTTAAAGTTAGAAACTATAACAAAAGCCTTTGAAGTTCCAACTCGTATACTAGAAGAATGAAAGGATTTTATAAATTCTGATTGGAAACAAGTACTGTACTCCTTATCAAAGGGAGTCTCTTTACCTTCTATGGCACTTAGGCCTATTTCTACGACCTCTCCAACTTCTTCGGTCCTTCGTAGCATTGGTCATATAAGATCAGTTGTATCGACGCATTTAGCGTCAATGTGACTTTCATCTTATTTGTGACTTCAAGATAAGGTTTATTTTGAAAAACTTAAATCCTTTTCCGAGCTACTTGGAGCACCGTATTTTGTTGAGAGATTACGTATGATAGGAACTGCGGACCCATCCTTTAAAGAAAAAGTAAAGGATGCCCGTACGTGAGCGAACTTAACGATTTTAAATCAATCTCCTACTGAGTCACCGATCTTTTGGTCGATTGATTCAGGGAAGAATTGAGTTAAATTCAAAGAATCTGAAACTTCTAGTTTAATTGTAAATCCCATTCCTTCTAACAAGAAGGATATTATGTGATTTCAACCTACTGGAGGTCTTGCGAAACTTGCGTTAAAGTTTGAGGCGGCGGGAAAAGTCCGTGTATTTGCTATGGTTGACTGTTGAACTCAGTGGGTTATGGAGCCCCTTCATAAGTATATTTTCTCTATTTTGAGGAAAATGCCTACTGATGGGACTTTTAACCAAACCGAACCTATTAATAATTTAATCGAAAAGTTCGGATACCCCAAAGGTTTTGTTCCAAGGCGTACTTTTTATTCGCTAGATCTCTCTGCTGCAACTGATAGATTGCCAGTTTCTCTTCAGAAACCTCTAATATCTCTTCTTTACTCTTTATCTTGAGGGAAATCCTTCGGATTAGAGGAGAAAAGGTTAGAATTCTCAGAGCACTGAGCTTCTCTTTTAGTTGATCGGGTCTATTATCTTTCCTTAAGTCGTAAAGACTTTAGTAAGATAAAGGGCCTTAAGCATAAGATTTATCGTTTAAAGTATGCGGTGGGACAACCGATGGGAGCACTGTCTTCTTGAGCCATGCTCGCTATGACGCATCATGCTGTAATAGCTTTTGCGGCAAAACGAGCTGGGATAAAGGGTCTTTTCGATGATTATGCAGTATTGGGTGATGACGTTATTATAGCAAACTCTAAGGTAGCCAACGCATACCTTAAATTTCTAAATGAAATTGGGGTACAGGTTGGTCTGGCTAAATCGCTTATTAGTAAGCGTAGGTTTGTTTTGGAATTTGCAAAGAAATTCTTTGTCGATTCAAAACAGATGGATATGGTCCCTATAAAGGACTGTATCACTACGTGAACTAGTACGTCTTTAGTTAGGGAATTTGGGCATAAATGGAAGATGAATCTTCCTGCTACATTTTCCTTCCTTGGAGTTGGTTATAAATCGAAATCGCGTATCTTAACTAAGGATTATTTAAAGATCCCGGTAAGGTACAGGGTAATACTGGTCTGGATCACGATGCCTGGTAATTGACATGGTTTTTCTACATGATCTGAATGATTTTGTATGGAAAACGCGTATCATACCAACATGGATCGTGATCCTGAAGATTTCTTAAATATTCTCCTTCGTTTGTCTTCTATTTTTAAGGATAGAATGAAACGATACGAGGATATTTTAAAGAAATTTGAAATGTCTGTGACAGAGTTGTCTAACAAGGCTGATAAGGATCTTCCTATAGTTAGATCTAGAATGGCTGAATTCGGTGGAGGTGACTACATCGACTTCATTCCGTTCAAGATCCCTATGGAGAAGATTCTCTTAACTCCCTTAACCGAGAGTTCAGAGTACGCCCCTAGGATTACAAAGAATCTTAAGGGTGCCAAATTAGATTTTGTTGGAGAAACTCAATTACATAGACATGAGGATCACAAACCTGTGTTGTTAACACCACTAAGCGATAATCCTCTACGGCGGAAATTGGCTGATTTAATCGCGACTTTCGATGATACTTTGTCCTATGTGGACCAAGTCATTGAGATGAACGAAGAATATCAGACTATCGAAGCCATAGATATTATTGCTCAGTTTTTGTTTGGTGGTAACGAGTTTGAGGACACAGTAAAAGAAGATATTTGACCTGACGGTCGAAAAGTTGATAAATTATTTGATGACTTTAATCAAGTCTTTAAATTATTTACAACTATCACCCAAGATCTTAGATCTTCTTCTCCCTCTTCTACTGCATCTAACCTAAAAAGAAATCTTACTACTGATGATATCGATTCCGAACTACCCGAGGATCATTCATTTGGATCTCCGGATTCTGAACCTACAGAGAAATCTGATCGTTCTAAACTTCCGTATAACTTCTTTAATTGAAGAATACCGCGAAGGTTAAGACGATTAGAGACTTCCCTTAAGGTTGTAGTTGCCCCTCTTGCAAGAAAGGATGTAGAAATAACATCCCTTCCAAAGAAGGTCATGAGTTGGTTCGATATCTTTTGAATTCTCATTAGTATTCTTATTAACCTATTCGCCTTATCACTTCTTGTCTCATTTAGTAAGAACATGTTCGAGTCACTCCGACCAAAATATACTATTTTGGTTGATGAAGAGCTCGAAATTATTCGTACTTCTTGAGAAGATATGATAACTTGACTAGGACTACTCCTACTGTGCGTTTTATTCGCGTACATTGGGTTTAGTCTTTGATATTCCCATTCTAAGATGTTAAAATCTTCTGATATTAGCGTTGATTTACCCAATCATTATGAGTTGGAAAATCAGGCTTTATCTGCAAAGATTTCTCATTTTAAGACCTCAACTGAGGCACTTGAGAAGTCTAATGTATTGTTGTCTGATTCAATCAAACAGCTAACATTAGAGGTCGAAAGCAAATCTAGAGATCACTCTGTGATCTCAAGTATGCTGGAAGCTACGGAACGGAAATTATCAACTTACTCTAAGTTGCTATCTGAATATCGCGAGAGTAATCTCGAGTTAATTCAGAAGGGTAGCTTAAGAGTTAAGGAGTTAAGCGATGTGAATGGATTATTAGTGAATGCTAATTCAGAGATTGAAAGACTGAAAATCCAAATCAGTGAATACGTTTCTAATTCAATGAAAATCTCAGGTGAGGAATTAGTACATAGTATTAATTGTCCGAACCTTGAGTTTTTACATTGTTTAGGAACTGTTCTTGATATTGGACATCTGTCTGAGATCTTGAGTCATATCACTCCAGAGGAACTTAATAGTCAGCCATCTCTTTATTTAGCAGATCGATACATTGATGACTTGATTAAAGGTATCTCTATTATTAGAGATTTTTATTCAAGTCACCCTGATCTTTCTACTTATATTGATTTGACTACTATTGGTTAAAAGCAATCAGAATCCGCTCCAAATAATAAAATATTTGAAACACATCTGAGTGCCAAG